GCCTAAATGAAAATCAAGTTAGTAATCCTAACGCTAGGACTTGGACTTGGCTATTGGCTTGGCTATACCCGATTCAGTCCTAAGCCGATCATCGAAACTAATGCCCCTGAAATACGACAAGCCGATGGAAGTCTGGTATTAGAGCGAAATATAAGCGAAACTAAAATACCCAAAAAACGTCCTATAATGCCTTTTACGGGGTCAGAATGGCTCAGACATACCGAAGTGACCATAAAACCTAACGCCTCTCTAATAGCCTCTAATGGCGAAATAAAGCCTATCGTTGTAAAACTAGATTTGATTAGACTTTCCGATAAGACCTATCGGGTGATTGCAAATGCTGAGAATGGTGAAGTTATCGGTGGTATTGATGTGCCGATTGAGACCACGCACTATCCCGACCCCCCCAAGTGGGCAGCCGGTGGAATCATCCTGAATAACGGATATGGTGCGTTTATTCAGCGTAATGTAGGGGCTTTCCTTGTGGGCTTAGACGTGGCTCAGATCTCGCATAAGACCCTTAATACAAAAGAGATAGCCTATTCGGTCAGGATTGGGGTAAGATTTTAAGTAGATAGCAGCTCTGGAAATAGATGTTGCGATTCTCCTTTAGATTGATGACCACCTCTTCAACGAGGGGTGGTTTTTAATACTTGACATTTGTCAAGTTTAATTTAATCTTAGGCTCAAGGAGAAACGAATGGACGTAATCGGCAAGTTAAACGCTATCGCTAAGATTGGTGTAAGCCAACGTGCGTTAGCTCAAAGATTAAACATATCGGAAACAACGGTTTGCCGATGGTATAAAGGCGAACGAAAACCTAACGCAGCTAATCTAATTTTTCTTTCGCTCAAGTTCCCAGATTTTTTTAATAACGACGAGGTAATGAAATGGCTATCAAAGAAATAGTTTCCCGAATCTTCGCTGGGCTGCTTTCGATCTTTGCGACGGCTCTGCTTTTATTCGCTCTAGGAATGATCTGCAAAATATTCATCACCGTTTTCAAGTGGGGTTATCGAATCGTTCTTTAATCCTACGCTACGAAGTTTGATGGACTTCCCAAACACCATCAAAGGAGAATCAAATCATGTTGAACAAAAGCGAATCCATCGCCAACCTTGTGAAAGCGTTGTCCACGCTGCAAGGTGAACTCAAGGACAGCAGTAAAAACGCGGTGAATCCGCATTACAAAAGCAAGTATTCAGATCTCTCTGAAGTGCTTGGAAACTTACGACCGCTCTTGGCTAAGAATCAATTAGCCCTCAGTCAATTCCCTTCCTTCGAGAATGGCATTGTCTCAGTCACTAGCCTTTTGGCTCACGCTTCTGGCGAGTGGATCGAATCAACAGCCTCAGCCCCAGCCACGAAGCAAGATGTTCAGGGCGTTGGCTCGGCGATTACTTATCTCAAGCGATACTCTGCCACTTCGATTGTCGGTATGGCTTCAGCCGATCAAGATGATGATGGCAACTCGGTCAGCAGCGTTCCTCCGGTCATTATGAAAGTCCCATCACCCAAAATTGATCTCAACGGCAATCCCTTAAAGCAAGACTTTCGCCAACTCTCGGATGCTGAATCTACAAAGGTTGAAACAATCATTCAATCTTATGCCAAAGCACTTGTGATGGCAGGGATCAAAGAAGACCAGACGAATGAGAAGGTCGATCTCGCGCGGTCGATGGCTAAGAGCCAACCCTTTGACTTATTTGTCAAAGACTACACCGCCAAGACCACTCGCCTCAAAGAGATGGTTAAAAAGACTGATGACATTCCTTTCTAGGGGACACCATGAGCCGTTTAATAAACAAATACACCGATGATTATGGGTGCTGTTCAGTCTGCGGATCTCCTTCATGTTCAATCTGCGAGAAGTATGATGGCGTAGGCAGCACCTTTGGTTTTAGATTTGGCGGACAATGGCCTGAATTGAAAACTTCCGAACAAAGAAAGACCTTGTTTGAAAGAATCAGGAAAGAGTATGGCTTATCCGTCTTACTCGAAATGATAAAACATTATCGATTTGACAAAGTGAGTAATTTTCAACCAGAGATAGAAGATGCGACAAGGGGTGAGCATATATGATCGCCCTTTTCACTTTAGCCTTTGGCTTCTGGCTCGGTAAAAGATACGAGATCAATCGCCAACAAAAGTGCCTGAAAGGCCATAGATGAGATACCAATTCCTTCGCCACGATTACTTCAAGCTGCAAAGAACCGTCAATGAGTTCAAAGCTTTGAGTTCAATCTTGGTGAAGGACTATGGTTATACCCCCCAACATATACACAACATCATAAAGGAGATTTACGATGCACAAAATCCACAAATCGTTGAACGAAGAGTTAAGTGACTTCGTCTGGTCGGCTAAGAATCTTAGCGAGAGCCACAATGTCACGCTTGAATCTTTAGTTAGAATCTTGGAGGTGAACCTTGAAAAGGGAAGATCTTAAAGTCATCTATATGCTATCGAAGAAATATATTTATAAGCATATTACCAGCCTAGAAGAAGTGCCTTCTTACGCCATTATTGCTGAACGACTTGCCATCCCCAAGCATCGCGTTGGGAGAATTATGAGGGAACTTCGCAATGAGGGGGCAATATGAATCGACGAGAAAAAATAGAGCTTATTGAAAAACACTTTAAGCATCCGATTGATCCTAACGAGATGAACGAAAAAGAGTTGAACGCTTGGGTGCAGTTTATTAAGTTCTTGCAGACATGAAACTCTTTTATAAGATCTCCGCTGTCGCAAAAGGCAGACCTAGATTCCGGATGTTGCCGGGGCGAAACTATCCAATGGTTTATACGGACACCGTCACCGCTACATACGAGACCGCAATCAAGATGCTGACGAAAGCGCAGCTGGGTAAATACTTTGTCCCTTTTGATGGGGCGATCTCGGTGTCTATAAACATTGAAATCACTAGACCTAAGTCGGTTACAAGGGACTACCCCAGCGTTAAGCCTGATCTAGATAACTACGCCAAGGCGATCTTAGATGCGTTGAACGGAATCATCTGGCTTGACGACGCACAAATATGTTCCCTACAAATCACAAAATCCTATAACCTTAAGCCAACGATCACCGTTGAGATCGATCAACACAAAGGAGAATTAAATGTTATTTTCGCAAGAGGAGATTGATAAGTTTAATACTTTCAATCGCAAACTTTACACCACTAAAAACGAAGAAGGCAAAATCGAACAGCGACCTGTGATCTTAAAATCAAAAGATCAAGCCATCGCAGAAGTTGAGTCTCACGCTGATCCTCAATGGATCGCCAAAGCGAATGAAGCTCTGGATATTGTGATTAAAAACAATCAAGAGTTCACGAGCGATCAAGTCTGGGAGATGCTCGACTCTTGGCAAGTGCCTCGTCCTCACGCACCGAGTGCGATGGGTGCAATCATGCGACGTGCTGCCTTAGCCAAAAGAATAAAGAAAACCGGCAGATTTATTCCATCAACACAATCGACTAATCACCAACGAGACGTAGCGGTCTGGGGTGTTGTATGAAGCCCTTCTGGTTTCCTATTGAACCGGCTGCCTTCCTTTCGGATAGTCTAGTCGATCAAATGACCACCATCGAATTAGGGGCGTGTTTTAGGCTATTGTGCCGTCAATGGATCGATGGCGACCTACCCGACGATCAAGAGCAGCTGAGACGCTTGGCGAGGCTTTCTAAGCCCGAAATGGACGATGCGTGGGAAGTGATCCAACGGTTCTTTCCTAAAGCAGAGGAAGGTAAACGAGCCAATCGCTATGCCAATGAGAGACGCAAGGAAGTAGAGCAAACCCTATCTAAACGCCATGATGCAGGGGTCTTAGGGGCTGAAAAGCGATGGGGTACTAATAGCAATGGCATAGCAAACGCATGGCAAACGCATAGCAAAGGCAATGCAATAGATATAGTTAAAGTAAAACAAAATATAAAAGAAAAGAATGATAAGAAAAATACCGATGATATTTTGGATTTAATTAACCGAACCATCTCTTGAAAGGAGATACTCATGCACCAAACCATTAGAGAAACCCTACTCACCAAAGGAATATCGTGTTCCTTCTGGGGAAAGAAGGACGAATCAGGCGTTATGGGGACACCGACTCGGCTTTATATCAACCATCAAATGCCCAAAGATGTGAAGGTCTACATCGAGTTTCCTGATCCAGAGACGATGCTCAACGGGTTAATGAAAGTAAAGATCTACCCCTTTGACGATTCAAAAGAAGGCAAAGATAAGTTCATGGCTTGCCTTAAGACCGCCAAAGATAATTGGGGCAATGTGCCTCAGCTCATCAACGAGATCATTATGGGGGATTTATGATTATCCAGACGACTACCTTCTGGCGAGATCAAAACAACCTCGATGTCGGAATGTCTTTTAACCGTTATCAATGCCGCGTTCAAACTGGTGCTGACGATTGCTTGATTTCTTTCAGCGTGGATAACACCGAGAACGCAACTATCGTCTTGGAATCCTTAACCAAAATTACCAAAGAATTACAGGACTACATCGATGCTCATTGATTGGAAGCCTAGACAAAATTGGACGATCAAGAGCGTTCCCGATATCGGCTGGATGGCGATATGCGAATATGATGAGTCGAGCGTTTGTGCGGTCTCGTTGTATGATCTTTCTATCCTCATACGAGCCATCGACAATGAAACCACCCAAATGCAGCTACTGCCACAAACGAATCCCGATGCCCCCTGATTTTACTATTTGCGGATACTGCGAAGAGATATTAGAAGATCTTGAGCACCTAAACAACGCCCTAAAATACATTAAAGCGGAGAGACAAAATGATTGAACTATACCTAACTGGAGTCGGAGTCACAGCCTTGTGGATGTTCGCCTCAGACTTTGACCGCCATACGATCTTGGCTCTTGATTTGAATATTGAGCCTCGCTACAAGCTCAAAGATTACGCTTGGCGACCCTTTACTTTTCCTTATCTTTTAGCCAAGTTTTTATTCACTCGCATCAAGAATTGACACCTACGGAAAGTCAATTTTTTTAGGGTAATCTAATAAACCCTAAAGGAGAATTATGCGAGGCGAAGCTATGACGAGAAGTGAATTGGTGAAGCGTATTGAGACGGTCAAAAAGGAATATCTCAACGTCAAATGGTCGAGGGTTAAAACTTACCGAAGTCGCAAAGACCAGCTGCCGGAACTCGCCAAAGAACTCTCGCATCTAAAATCAGCGTTAGACTATATCGATAACCACCACGACTTTGCAATATGAACCTTGAGCATTACAAATACCCCAGCCTGATCCAGACGATGCACTCCATGATCTTTATCGCGTGTCTTAATCACAAGACGTGGGGGCTGCCGGAACTCGCTAGGGTTTGTAAACTGAGACACTTTGAAATGCTGCCCGAATCGATCACGAAAGAGTGCATCAAAGAATGTATTAAACTTGGCTGGTGTGAGAAGGACGGAAAGATGTGGAAATCTAGTCTTTAGCCCTTCGCTTACGCTTGGGTTTGTCATTGCCAATTTTGAAGGTCTTGGGTAGGGAGATTGAGCCGCTTAGAAATGTCTCATACCAAGTCAGCCCATTAACGATCTTCTGAGCCTCTGATCGTGACTGCACCGATATGCAGACCGTTCGTGCCTGACCCTGTTCAACGCAGACTATGGCGTAGGAGTAAGACTCATCGCCATCGCTGGAGTCGATAATAGCTTCTACGAAATACTGACGATCCATATGCCACCCCGAACTCTATTATCTCACCACGATATAAGTTATTCTGTATCAACACTTTGGGCATCATCTTGGTCATCAACAAAGCAACCGCAACCGCCTATGTCAAACATATCTACATGGTGATTAGCCTCAACGCTCAAACGCAAATCCCTCAAGGTATAAGGCTTATTAACACCATTTATGCTTTTTTTAAGAAAAGCGATGTCTTTATCAAAATGTTTTCTAAAATCCTGTTCCCGATCTTCGTGGTATTTGTAGCGTTCTGGCATCTGTTTCAGTAAGTTAGCAAAATGCCCTTGCCCAGCTTTAACACAAAAGCCACCGCAATTATTGTGAGCAAAGCCCATCGCATAGAGTCTAGGTGGCTCAACGCCTTCCGCTTTTAACAACTCAATCATTTCGTTTTTATCAAGATAAGGGGCTGCGGTCATTGGGGCTTCGTAAGTCCAGCCTTCTTTGTCTTTAATTTTCTTAAGCCGATCAAAGCGATGAATCTCTGTCCAATCAATCCCTACATATATAACTGTATCTGCCTTATTGCAATTCTCTTTTAGCCACTTCTTGGCTGGAAGCCTCTTTAGGTAATGCGAACAGTTATCTACTCGGCTGTTTGATAGGAACTTCATATCCCAAAACACTTCCCAGAGATCACGACCGTCCTCAAGCACGACTAATTTACCACCCACATTTGCAGAGGCTTGGTATAGAAATCTATACAAGTCCTCATCTTCACTCTTGGTATCGGTAAACAAAAGGACAAGATCATCTGTTCCATACTTTTCGGCTACTCGCTTGGCACAAGCCCAAGAGCCAATTCCTCCAGAGAACATTACAACGTGCTTCATGGCTAACTCCGCTTGTAGAACTTACCACCCATTAGGCAGAAATCGTGCGTGGTATCGACATACTCAAACTGCGTCCGCTTATTATGCGTATCGACGTGGCACAGGATAAACCCATTACCCCACTTCTCCCCAGCGGTATAGGACGCTTCTCGCTTATGACCAGAGCCTAATTGATGCCATTCGTATGTCCCGAAGATAGGGCTGTAAGCCGACCGAACCAAGTGCTTATGGTGATGACCATTGACTCCCGGATAGCCCATATCGAAGCCATGAGGGAAGTGGTGAAACAGAATCGAGTCATAAGCGATGTAGTAATTCTTTCGCAGCTCTTGATTCACGTCTGAATTGCTGAACGCAGCCAAGTCCATTCGAGCGATGTAATTAACTTCATACTTCTTAATGCCCAGTAAATCAGGAATCGTCATTCCATGCAAATCGGATAAGACCGTAACAAGAGCTGGAGTCGCTTCCGTTAAGTGACGCAGCAAACGAAACTCATGATTGCCTTCGACCATTGTGAGTTCGGCTTCGGGTGCGTTATCTCGAATGTCCTCAAGAAACTTATGCACCCATTTGATTCGCTCGATGGGCTTATACTCTCTGGGGTCTTGTGTATACTTTCCGAACTCCGTCATGTCGAAGATGTCCCCATTCAGCACGATCTTCTCAGGCTGGACGCGCTTACAAGCCTCTAAGAACATCTCTCGATAAAAGGGGTCGCACTCGACGTCGTGAATATCCGAGCCACAAAGAATCGTCTGAAATCTTCTATCAAAGCCACGTAGGTAATCGCCCTCGAAGGACATTTTATCGATGGTCATCTTGCGTTGATTATCTTTAGAGGCGTGTTTCGCTATGTGTTTTTCTAATCCCTGAGCGTGTCGGGATAAAACAATATTGGCTTGCTTCTTAAACTCAGCGAACGTGCCAAAGTATCTATTCCAAGTCGATTCGCTGATCTGACTATTATTCCGAAAGAAGTTCCGGCTAATGACTTGTTCGGGATTCTCCTCGGCAATGCGTTGCAACTCACGAATACAATCGTCCTTCGACCATTCTAGATGCTGCCTATTAGCATCCTCGCTTAACGGAATCTGACGCTTGACCATAGATCCTCCCTTGCGATAAGTGTTCCACACTTTTGTGTGCAAGTGCTAATCTAAACACATGAAAAGTCAAGATAAGTTTACCAACAAGGAACTTGCGTTTGTCCGAGAATACGTCAAGTGCAACAACGCTACCCAAGCTGCAATCTCTGCTGGCTATTCCGAGAACAGCGCAGAGGTGTTAGGCTGCCGACTCTTAGCCAAGCCTAAGATTCAAGCCGAGTTATCCAGACGAGTCTCTCAAATCAGCGAACGAGTGGACGTGAAGGTGTCCGATGTCCTAAAGGTTATGAAGGCGATCCTGACGTTTGACCCTAGAGACTTGTATTACCCAGACGGATCGATTAAACCACCCAACGAATGGTCTGACGAAGTGGCGATGGCGATACAGGGCTTTGAAGTCACCGAGTTATTCGATGGGAATGGAGACGCTAAACACGCTTTTGGAATGATAAAGAAAATAAAACTAGCGGATCGAATGAAAGCAGCGGATACGCTGGTTAAAGTGTTAGGCATGATCCAGCCTGAGCGAATCGAAGTCAGCGGATCAGTCCAAGTCCAGCCGAGCCTTGATTTATCCAAATGGGCGACGGAAGATTTAGAACGACTGCACGATTTGCAAACCAAGTATAAGGAACTCGATGAGAACATTATCGACGCAGACACAAGCGATTGAAGGGGAGTTAGCGAGAAGGAAACTTTCCTACTTCGTTCGGTTCGCTTGGAAATTGATTGAGCCTGAAACACCGCTCATTTGGAATTGGCATTTAGACGCAGTCTGCGACCACGTTCAAGCGTTCCTAGAGAAGCGTCTTGATAAACATAATCTGATTATCAATGTCCCTCCCGGCTCAATGAAATCAACGATCATTAGCGTGATGTCCCCAGCGTGGATGTGGCTTCATAATCCTTCTTGGCGAGGATTATTCTTTAGCGGTAATGAATCCATAGGCTTAAGAGATTCAATGAAGTGCCGAGATATTATCGAGAGTGATTGGTATCAACAGACCTTTAAGCCGACTTGGAGATTTGAGAAAGATCAAAATGCTAAGGGACACTATCGAAACAACGCGTCAGGATTCCGTAAAGCTCAGAGTGCTGGATCAAGAGTCACCGGAGATCGAGCCGATGACATATTCTGTGATGACCCTTTAGACGCAGCTGAGGCTTTTAGCAAACCCGCAAGGGATTCCATCATCACGTGGTGGACTCAAGCTGCATCGAATCGCCTGAATGACTTACGCACCGGCGGTCGGTGTATTATCATGCAACGATTGCACGATGAGGACTTGGCTGGGTATGTTTTAAAGCATGAACCCCAAGATTGGGAGAAGCTCATCATCCGCCAAGAATACGAAACCACAAGCGATAAAACGTCCCTAGGCTGGTCAGACCCCCGAAGTGAGGAAGGTAGCCTATTCTTCCCTGAGCGATTCCCTAGCGAGGTTATAGCGATAGAAAAGCGTAGGCTAGGTTCTTACGGATATGCCGGTCAGCATCAGCAGCATCCTTCAGCGTCCGAAGGCGGTCTATTCAAGAGAGCCGATTGGCAATACTTTAAGCCGCTTGACCCGAAGGACTTAGGCATAACGCAAATCATACAGGGCTGGGACACCGCTTTTAAGACAGGACAAGAGAACGACTACTCGGCTTGTATCACCATTGGCGTGAGTCAGAATCGCTATTACATTTTAGACTTATGGAAACAAAAGGTCGAATACCCAGAACTCAAACGAACCGTTGTTTCCTTATATGAGAAGTGGAAACCCCAGACGGTCTTAATCGAGGACAAAGCCTCTGGACAATCTCTTATCCAAGAGCTGCGGAGAGATACTCGCATAGCCATTCACGCTTACAAAGTCGATAAGGATAAGGTTGCAAGAGCCAACGCAGTTACGCCTATGCACGAAGCGAAGTTATGTTATCTCCCAGAGACCGGTGCTTGGGTAGCCGACTTCGTAGAATCCTTATCAGCCTTCCCAACTGCCCCTCACGATGACGATGTGGACGCTTTTGTAATGACGCTTGATTATGCTTCGAGAGGCGGTAGCGGATTATTCCAATTCATGCAGAAGGAAGCGGAGAAGATAAGATGATCTCTAAACGCCTATTGCCGCTAGTCGATTGTCCTACGTGTAAAGAGAAGTTGCTTCGTTATAAATCCTATCCAGACGAGAACGCTTGGGGTCTTAACAAGCGACTGATTACGTGTCAAAACTGCTCGACCATATTTGATAAGGTAAAATAGAATATACCTCTAGGGGTCATCCGCATTAGACTTATTCTTATAGAATAAACAGTCAGCGACTTTATCGCAGCAACGGAGAATACCATGCTCAAACTAGATGTCCCTTTGGATATTCAGTTACTACTAGAAAACTACGCTAAACAATTATCAACGGAGGAGAAGTTCGAGGTGTCTATTCAACAAGCCTTTGAACGACTCTTACGTATTGCACTTGGGGAGAAATAATACATGGCTTTGAATCGTGGGGGCAAACCAATAGAAATAGAACAAGCCATGATCGACCGATTAAATCGAGTCGGTGGAGTCGATCAAGCGCAAGCTCAAAGTTTCTTTGGTTCAGGTCAGCCTGTTCAACCCTCTGCCCCGCCTGAAGTGCGTGGACGATTATCCGATTACCCGAATTATTACAATTACAACATCACACCACGAGCCGATCAACAGACCAGCGTTTCATTTTCTACGCTGCGAACCATCAGCGATCCCTCGCAAGGTGGTCTCGACATTCTTGCCTTGGTCATTGAATCGATTAAAGATCAGATCACCGGCTCGAATTGGAATATCAAAGGTCGAGACGGAACGGACGGTGGCGAGAAAGCCAAAGCGATTATGAATCGCCTCAAACGCCCAGACGGAATCAATCCCTTCCGCACTTGGCTGCGTCAAGTTATCCATGACCATCTTATTATCGATCAACCCGCAATTTACATTCGACCCACTGGTGGAGACTTACCCCTACTCGACGTGATGGACGGTGCAACCTTGTCGCTCAAGATTGATGCGTATGGACGAACGCCTCAGCCTCCTTACACCGCTTACCAACAAGTCATCAAAGGTATTCCAGCGATTGATTATACGACTGACGAAATCATCCTTCCGATTTATAACCGCAGATCGAATCGCGTCTACGGATATTCGAGAGTTGAGCAAGTGGTCAATATTATCGGTCTAGCCTTACGCAGACAACTTTCGCAGATCGAATACTACACCAGCGGCTCAGTCCCCGATATGCTCTTGGGCGTCCCTGAAACGTGGTCGGTGGATCAGATCAGTCAGTATCAAGAATGGTTCGATTCGATTCTCTCTGGCAATTCCGGAGACCGAAGAAAAGCCCGATTCATTCCCGGCGCCGTAACGCCTCATCAAACTAAAGACCCGGTTATAAAAGATAATCTCGACGAATGGATTGCTAGAGTCGTCTCGTATGCGTTCTCAATCTCGCCTGATTGGGCTGTGGCTCAAGTCAATAAAGCGACCGCTGAAGTGCAGAAAGAAACCGCTATGGAACAAGGCGTTGTCCCGATCAAGCTATGGCTGTCCGATGTGATGGACGAAGTATTAGAAAAAGCCTTTGACGCACCTGAGTTAGACTTTCAATGGATCGAAGATGGCTCAGTCGATCCGAAGCAACAAGCAGAGATTCTTAATTTATATGTGAATGGCATCAATCAAATCTTAACGGTCAATGAAGCACGTGCTGAACTCGGTTTAGATCCTCTCGTAGAGGAGGAATATAGTGTCGCTCTCAACACGCCTCCTCTACCTTTAGAGGAAACCACGAAAAAAAAAAGAGCTTGGGAAAGCCATTACCATCTATAAATCGTAAGTCGGTTATCAAAGCCGAGAAGCAAATCCAAAGCCTATTTAAGAAATACTTTGCTGCACAGAAAAAAGTCATCTTGGCTTATTTGGAAGCCAATGTGATGAAGGCTAGTTATTCGCAAGTCAGCCTTGAGGCTTTGATCGCTGAATTAAAAGCAGCCCAAGCAAGTCCTAAACTGATCGGCAAAATCCAATCCTTACTCGAAAAGATTACGAAAGAAACATCGAATCTAACCTTAGCTGCGGTCGGCAAAGAACTCAGCAGAGAGTTTGGCGATGATGTCTTTAATCTTGTTAATACTTATGCGAGAGATTATTCCATTGAGCGAACCGGAAGGCTGATTACTGACATTGGCGAAACGACCTTAACCACCGTTCGAGAGAAGTTAGGGATTGCTATTGATAATGGAATGTCCGTCAAAGAATATGCTGACCTACTTGATTCGTCTGGCGTCTTCGGTGAAACGAGATCCTTACTGATCGCACGAACTGAAACTTCCTTAGCCCATAATGAAGGCGCGGTTCAGTCCTACATCGATTCAGGCGTGGTCGAAGGCAAGGAATGGCTGATCGCTAGTGATGCGTGTGATGAGTGTTTACCTTACAACGGAGAAGTCGTAGGCGTGAATGAGACCTTCTCTAACGGAGAGTATGCACCGCCTCTACATCCCAACTGCCGATGCACCACGATCCCTGTTATCGATGAAAGTCTCCTCGCTTTAGCCGAATCATCCCAGCTGCAAAAGGCTGAGACCTACAAGCCCACCGAAGCGATGGCAGAGGAAGCCAAACGAGCCTTGAAATGGAAAGCCGAAGGCAACGCTGGTGGAACACGAGTCGGGTTAGCCAGAGCGAATCAACTCGCCAAGCGAGAGAATCTAAGTGAATCCACCGTCAAGCGGATGTTCTCATTCTTCAGTCGCCACGAAGTCGATAAGCAAGGCAAGGGCTTCTATCCGGGCGAAGGCTACCCATCTAAAGGCAGAGTCGCTTGGGCTTTGTGGGGTGGCGACGCTGGATTCTCTTGGTCTAAGAACATAGTCGAACGCCTAAAAGAAAAGGGCTGATCTAGATCAGCCCCCCTTCCCAGCCTTCCACGACTGGTTAGTTATCCTTTGCGTTGAGCCGTTTAGTAACCGTCCGCTTGGCTCTTTCGACTTCGGCTTCCGTCATGCCTTGTGCGACCTTCTCAGCCATTGCGACGCACTCTCTTGATTTCTTATCGGTAGGCGCGGTGATGGCTAAGGTAAGGGCAGAGCATAGAGCTTCAAACTGTGTCATCTTAATTTTCATTTCTAAACTCCTCGATGATGCTTTTTAATAATACGCCTAGACCGACGAGAGAACAAACCGCCATCGGCAAGTAGGCAAGGGTAAAGGTCGCTAATTCGACGTTAAGCCAGATCAAGAACAGAGAGCATAGCAAACAGGCGAATACACTTAGTGCAGGAACTGTGTTTTTAAGCATAGACCACCTCAAGCGATTTAATAGCAAGGATGAAAGAGCCGCAGCAGTTATAAACTTTATAACCCTTAAAGCCATTCTTTTCATAAGCCTCGAACTTATCATCGCCGCTACCTACAAACCAAGCAGACTCGATACCGTATGTATTTTCTAGGTATCGCTCTGTTTGCTTGCAGGTAATAAAAGCACCTTCAACCGGCATCACGCAATCAACCATTCCGTCGAATCGGCTGTTTACATCGATGAGGAGATTCTGACGGTTCTTGCGGATGAAAGACTTGACTGTTGCTTTGGTGATTTTCTTTTGCATTTGATTCTCCTTATGGGGGAAATCCCATAACCCAATCCTATAATAAACTTGACAAGTGTCAAGTATTTATTTATGACTATAAACCTTGATAAGACTAGACTTATTAAATATCTGCCTATAAGCCGATTTAACGCTAGGGTCTTACCTTATGGGCGTTATGCCTCAATCGAGCCTAGACCCCCCTAGAATGGGCTATAAAGAGGCGTAAATAAAGCGAAAGCCTTATGTGTGTATATGTGTATATGTATATGTTTATGTATATGTATATGTATGGGACTCCGATCGGATATCCGACCGGATAGAAGTCTATGTAAACAAAGGACTTATCGACCCCTAGATTTACGGATTTCGTCCTGAAGTTCGATGGGATTGGCTCGATCATACATCTTACGCATCTGCCATAAATTATGCCAGACCTCGAACATGATGAGCAGAGCTGCTATGAAGATGAGGCTCAGTAAAGCCTCAGTCGTTAGTCTTACCCACCTTCGCACTTTGAATAGCATGGCTCACCTCATTGAATAATTTTATCCTTCGTCCTATCCACTTCATTACAGGAACTGCCATCGAGTTACCAAGGGCTTTGTAGCGGTGTCCATCTGGGCATTGTTCTTTGGGTTTTTTGCCATAGGGTATTTGCGTCCAATTATCAGGAAAGCCCTGTAATCTTTCACACTCAATAGGGGTTAATCTGCGAACCCGCATAGTGTTTTCTGTCTGCCTGACGAATGGCACATTACCGCCGCCTGTACCCCATCGTGCAGTTACCGTAGAAGATTTGTTTACTGGTTTAACGCGGCTATCGGTTGGATGGTTTTCATAAACATTAGATTCTTTAATTTTAATAATAGAAGCGTGAGCCGTATTATCTCTAGCGAGTGTGTGGCAAGGATCTCCTACTTCTCTATTTTGTTTATTGATAGGAGCTGTTATTTGGTAGAGGTCGTAGGGGATTGCTTTTCTAGGGCTTGTTTCAGCAGAGGCGGTAATTCCTTTCCTCGCTTTTCTGCCCTTCGGAGTATGCCCGAACACGCTAGTTGGCTCAAATAATACTGCGGTGGCTGGTCGCCAATCTCCAAGATATCCGACAACAAAGACTCGTCTGCGTCTTTGGGGGACTCCGAAGAATTGAGCGTCCAGCACTCGGTAGCAGATACCATACCCGATGTCCGCCATCGCTGAGAGGAAGGAAGAAAAGTCTTTTCCTCCGTTTGAGGACAAAACTCCGGGGACGTTTTCCCAGATAAACCACTTGGGTTTATACTTCTCAGCAATTCCAACATAGGTGAGTGCCAAGTTGCCACGAGGGTCATCCATTCCTTTTCTAAGTCCAGCGACCGAGAAGGACTGACAGGGTGTTCCTCCAACAAGTAAGTCAGGGGCAAGGTCATCGTTCCACTCCTTATAGTTAGTCATATCCCCTAGATTGGGGACAGACGGATAGTGATGCTTTAATACTTCGCTTGGAAACTTATCAATCTCAGAAACTCCGACACATTCAAATCCTAAGTCGTGCCAAGCCACACTTGCAGCTTCAATGCCTGAGCAGACTGATAGAAACTTCATAGGATCTCCTATGAGTTAATGTTGCCCTGCTACGAACCCGATTGCAAGTCCCAAGATGGTTCCACCCAACCCATACTTTAACTTTGCCTCGTACATTGCTTGTTGGTAGGCTCTGGTCGCATCAAGTTGGACTTGGTAGGCTTTATCCTTGTTGTCTAGGGCTAGTCTAAGTTGTTTGTTCTCATCACCTAGAGAGAGTAGGGACTGATCTCTTAATTCAATAGCCTCTTTTTGGGTCTGTATAACCGATTTAAGCCCTTCCACATCTTCAGGGATAGGTTGGGCTAACTTCTTATCTAACTCCTTGATCTTGGCTTCTATGGGCTTTCGCTTCACAGCAATTTGGTCAGCCTCTAACTTTTGCGTATCGGACAGAACCGATAACTGACGAGCTTGTTCGGTGAGTTGCTTCCCGTGGTCTTCACCTAGGGAATGACCGAAGATGAAAACAAAAGCAAGTAGGATTGTTCCCAATACTATTTTATAGACCATTGGTGTTCGTTCTCGATGTGTTCCAGTGCGTAGACAAGTTGCGAATACTCCTTCTTCATTGTATCAAATGAATCTTTGGGCATTTGGTCTTGGGGTCTACGAGAATGACGAGCCAAAAAGAGACTGGTCTTGAGTTCTTGTATTCGGTTTTTCATATCTTTAATAGTCATAGGTTTATTAGATTAACACCACTTACAGGTGTCAATTCAAGTGTTAAAAAGGCGTTGATTTTCTAGGGATTTATTCAAACAAATTCATTCCCATAGCGTTCTTAATCAACAATGTGCCAAGAGCCTCATTGATTCTTTCTTTTTGAAGTTTCTCGTATTCAGGATTCAATTCACACCCTAGATACTGCCGACCATTTTCAATCGCTACCTGAGCCGTAGTGCCTGAACCCATAAAGGGGTCAAAGACAATATCGTTAATTCTACTTCCAGCAAGAACGCAAGGCTCAATCAGTTGCGGTGGGAAAGTTGCGAAATGAGCTCCTTTGTAGGGTTTGACGGCTTGAGTCCAAACGCTTCTCTTGTTAGCCATAGGATATTCTTTGCTGACATTCCCTGACTTTGTAGCGTGTTTGGGGTCATCACTATCTCCATATTTATTCCCGCCAAATCTTATACCCTGACTTTGTGATTTTGAAGGTTCTTTAATGGCTTCGTTGTCAAAGTAATACTGAGGATTCTTACTCATAAGGAATATGTATTCGTGGGATTTAGTGCATCTATCCGTAACCGATTCGGGCATTGGATTAGGTTTAGCCCAGATAATATCTTGTCTTAGATACCAGCCATCTGCTCGTAAGGCGAGTGCTACGAGCCAAGGTATTCCAATTAGGTCTTTTCCCTTAATACCCTCAGCCCGTAATTTTGGTGCTGGTTGATATTCGTTTGTTCTACCTCGCAATGTGTCTCCCGCTGGGGTTTTGTTTCCACGGGAACCGTTATGTGGGAAATAACTATCGCCTAGATTGAGCCATAGCGTTCCATCATCTGCCAATAAATTCTTTACGCACCTAAAGACTTCTACCATTTTGTGTACATAAGCCTCTGGTGTTTCTTCTAATCCAATCTGACCATCAACACCATAATCCCTTAATCCAAAGTAAGGCGGTGAAGTGATGCAAGTCTGCACCTTAATCCCATCGGATATGAGTTTATTCATTACCTCTATGCAATCGCCAAAGATGATTTGATTCATTTGTCAGGTGTCTCGTAGATTGACAATGTGAAAGAAGGGTTCACATAGTCTGCCCAATACTTTCCTATTTGCAGTTCAACAATTTGTTTATCATCTACAAATACTATTTCATTGATGGCATCTAGGATAGCCTTTGCCAGATTATCCACATCGGGAGTTTGAGTATGTTGTTTGGTTTTGTTGGTCTTGGGTCTTTTGATGTAGATATTGAGCATTACCCTGATGGCTTTGTCGGTGGGTTTCTTTTTACCCATAGACTTTTTAGCCCAATCCGATACAAGTTTCTCAAAGTCTCTTGTGGGTTTAGGTGTATAAGCACCGCCCCATTTAGA